AGACGGGCACAGCTGGGCCGAGGTGGCCCGGGTCCTGGGTACGTCCCGCCAGGCCGCCCAGCAGCGGTACGGGGTGAAGGCATGACCCGGGATCGGCGGGACCGGGACCGGGCGGTGTGCCCGGCCTGTGGCCGTGAAGTCACGGTGCGGCGGGACGGCGGCCTGATGGCCCACCGCCGGGCTGACGGGAAGTCATGCGTCCCGGCCGCCTGGCACGCCAGGACCCGGGGCGGTGCCTGTGCGGACTGCGGCCGGGATCACCGAACCGGTGACATGGAGTGTCCTTACCCGGGGGGTGCCCGATGACCCGGTGGGTGGCGGGTGACTGGGACATGGCCACCGCCTATGAGGTGGCCGAGGTGGATGACGTGGACTGGAACGGGTGGGTGGTCCCGTTCGTGACCAGGGCCCAGCTGGATGCCATCGTGGCCGGGATGGACCTGCTGACGGTGTGGCAACCGGACGGGTCGGTGCTGGTCACCGACCCGGCCACCGAGGCCGGGCAGGACAATGACCCGATCGTGGACCTGTGGGGGCCGCCGGACGCTGACGGCCTGTTCATGCTGGACGGCTGGACATGGCTGGAGGTGGACCGTCCGACCCCCCGGGCATCATCCGGGGGGTGATCCTGTGGGTACTGGTCTGCGATGGGTGTCAGGCCCGGGCGGCCGAGCCGCACCCATCGCAGGCCGAGGCCCAGTCACCGGCCCCCGGCTGGGTGTTCCGTAACGGCCCCGATGGTGGGGACTTCTGCCCGGCCTGTGCCGCCGCCCTTCCCCCGCCGCCCCGCCCCGTCACCCGATGGTGACGGGGCGGCCCCGTCTGCTGGACCTGTTCTGCGGGGAGGGCGGGGCCGGGGCCGGGTATGCGGCTGCCGGCTGGGACGTGACGGGGGTGGACTGGGCCCCCAGGGCGGGCCGTCACTACCCGTTCCCGTTCATCCAGGCCGAGGCGGTGGCCTACCTGGCCGAGCACGGCCGGGAGTATGACGCCATCCACGCGTCCCCGCCGTGCCAGGTCCATTCCAAGGTCCGGCCGATGATCGGAACCGATGCGGGGTCACTGTTCCCCGAGCTGGCCCTACACCCGGACCTTCTGCCCGCCACCAGGGCCGCCCTGGCCGCCTCGGGCCGCCCGTACATTATCGAGAACGTACCGGGGGCCCCACTTCTGGACCCGGTGCTGCTGTGCGGCACCATGTTCGGGCTGGCCGTGGCCTGCCAGGACGGGGTGGCCCGGGAGCTGCAGCGGCACCGGCTGTTTGAATCGTCGGTGCCGCTGGCCGCCTTTGGGCCCTGTGCCCATCAGCTCCCGGCCATATCGGTGATCGGGCACAGCTCGGGCACGGTGTTCCGGCGGGCCTACTCGGGCACCGGCACCGAGCCCCAGCGGGCCCTGGGGGTGGACTGGGTGACCACCCGCAAGGGCATCGCCCAGGCCATCCCGCCAGCGTTCACCGAGCACCTGGGCCGCCAGCTGCTGGCCGCCCTGGTCAGCGGGCGGTGACAATCCTGGGGGCCAGCGGATCGGTCGGCGGCGGCGGCACCGGGAGGCCCAGGTGGGCCAGCACCTCGGTGGTGGCCACCCGCCCCGGCCCGGCCCGGCCCAGCTCCCGGCGGTCCATCATCCGGTACACGGTGGACCGGTGGACCCCGAGCACCTGGGCGGCCTCATCCACCGTCAGCAGCGGGCGGTCCCACGGGTTCGGGATCATCACAGAACGGTAACGGAATATAACGATTCGGTACGTATCGTCGCACAGCGTCGCACAGCGTCGCACCCCCCTTGCACGGTGTTCGGTACGTGGGTGAGTCTGCCCCCCATGGGATGGCTGGGTCACCTGCGGGCCGCGCTGGATGTTCCGGCACCCTTCCCTCCGACGTTCGGGGCCGCCGATCAGGTGGGGGTGGCCACCTGGGAACCCCACGGGGAGCTGGCCCACCTGATGGTGGAGGACCTGTGGGGGCCGCTGGACCCTGACCTGTGGCCGGTGTCCCGGGAACAGGCGATGACCGTCCCGTCTGTGGCGGCCTGCCACCACCGGGTGGTGGGCACCCTGTCCCGCCTGCCGCTGGTGGCCGAGACTGCTGCCGGCGGGGCCCGGACCACCCAGACGGGGCTACTGGACCAGCCCGACCCCGGGGTACCGCACACCACCACCATGCGGGACACCCTCAGTGACCTGCTGTTCCACGGCCAGGCATGGTGGGGGGTCACGGCCACCTACGCCGATGGCCGCCCGCTGGACGTGGTGGCCGTCCCGGTGGGGTCCATCGTCAGTAATGAGGATGGTCAGGCCGCCCTGGCCGAGGGCTACGCCGACTGGCTGGCCAGGGCCAGGGGGGTGGCCGTGCTGCTGGGCGGCACCTGGCTGATCCGATTCGATGGCCCCCATGCCGGGCTGTGCACCATCGGCCAGACGGCGGTGCGGTCAGCGATGCGGCTGGAAGCCTCGGTGCTCACAGCGGCGGCCAACCCGGTGCCATCCATGGAGCTGCACCAGACCACCGACGCCGATATCCCCGACACCACGGTGCGGGCCATGATCGCCCAGTGGGAGGCGGCCCGCCGTAAGGGCGGGGTGGGCTACACCAATGCGGCGGTGGAGCTGCGCACCCACGGCCTGCAGCCGGAACAGCTGCTGATCGGGGCCCGTAATCAGCAGGCGGTGGACATGGCCCGGCTGGCCGGTATCCCGGCCAGCTCCATAGATGCGGCCATCCCGGGGGCGTCACTGACCTACGCCAACCTGATGGACCGCCTCACCGACCTGGTGAATTTCGGCCTGCAGCCCTATGCCGCATCGGTCACCGCCCGGCTGTCCATGGATGACGTTCTGCCCCATGGCACCTCGGCCAAGTTTGACTATTCCAGCCTGTACCCGGACGTACCCACGGCCCGGGCTGCGGCCCCCGCCACCCCGCTAGCCCCCGACCGTCAGGAGACCCCAGCATGACCCGATCCAGTGTCAACCCAACCTTGACAGCTTCCGCCCCCACGGTGGACGCCCTGACCATCCCGGCCGCCATCACCGCCGCCGACCCTGGCGGCCGGACCATCACCGGCCGGGTCCTGCTGTATGGCCAGGTGGGCCACACCTCGGCGGGCCCGGCCCGGTTCGCTGCGGGGAGTCTGACCGCCGCCGACCCGTCCCGGGTGAAGCTGCTGGTGGAGCATGACGTGGAGCGGGTGGTGGGGTTCGGGGCGTCGGTGGTCCCCGACGCCGACGGCATCACCGCCACCTTCTCGGTGCCGCAGGGCCCCGAGGGGGACGCTGTGCTGGCCTCGGCGGCGGCCGGGCTGCGTGACGGCCTGTCAGTCGGGGTGGAGCTGACCGACGCCACCCGGGCCGCTGACGGGGTGCTGGACGTGACCGCCGCTGTGTGGCGGGAAACTTCCATCGTGGCCATCCCGGCCTACACCGGCACCCAGGTGACCAGGGTGGCCGCCTCGGCCCAGCTGGTCCCCGCCTACGCCCCCGGCTCCCGGGCTGACGCCCAGCCCGGGCACCGGGTGGCCCCGATCCTGACCCCCGTTCACCAGGTGACCAAGCTGGCCGCCCGGTACACCGGGGACACCGAGCTGGTGTCCGAGGCGTGTGAACGGATGGCCGCCGGGTGGCGGCAGAACGGGGTCAGCGGGCTGCTGGATGCCGCCCTGGCGGACATCGTTCTGCCCACCGACCCGACCCAGCGCGATGCGATGATCCCGCCCCAGTGGGTGGGGGAGCTGTTCCAGGCCCGCCTCCACGGCCAGCGGCCCATCATTGACGCCATCCAGAAGAAGCCCCTGACTTCCATCCGGGTCACCGGCATCCGGAAGACATGGCCCAGCCTCGGGGTCGGTGACTATGCCGGCGGGAAGGCCCAGATTCCCAGCGCGGGCACCATGGTGCTGGAACCGGTGTCCACCGACGCCCAGCGCATCGCTGGCGGGCACGACGTGGACCGCATCCTGTTTGACTTCCCGGCCGATTACGGGTCGGGGTCCTGGCTGCAGTCCTACTACGAGATTCAGACGGACAACTACCTGGCCCTGACTGAATCCCATGTCGCCACCGCGCTGCTGGCCGACGCCACCACCTTGCCCGGCACCCCCGCCGACGTGCTGACCGCCATCACCGACCTGGCCGCCTACCTCGGGAGCGTGGGGGCGTCCCTGGACTTCCTGAAGGTGTCCCCCGACCTGTACGGGGCCGCCCTGGCGATTAAGAACACCGACGCCCCTTGGCTGTTCACCGGGTCGGCCAACATCACCGACCAGTCGGCCACCATCGGCGGTCTCACCATCCGGGCCGAGGCCACCCTTCCGGCCGGGACGGTGCTCGGCGGTGACCGCCGGGCGGCCACGTTCTTTGAATGGCGTAACCCCCCGATCCGGGTCCAGGCCCTGGAAGTGGCCCGTGGCGGGGTTGACTTGGCCGTGTATGGGTACTGGGCGTATCTGACCAATGATGCGGCGGCGGTGGCCGTGACCCACGTAGCCCCGGTGCTCCCGTTCGCCGCCGATGACCAGTCCCGGTCCAAGGCAGCCAAGTAGCCCGATGACTGCCGCCCACGCCCCTGTGTGGCTGGTGCCTGCTGACGTGGCCGTCTGGCTGCAGCTGAAGGCCCCGGACGCCTCCACCACCGAGCTGCTGGCTGTCTGCAGCGCGGCGGTGGAGCCCCAGGTGGAGCGGGCCCGGCCCGATATGCGGGTGTTCTATGACCCCGACGACCCGAACCCGCCCGACCCGCCACCGCCGGGGTGGCCGGTGGTGTTCACCCCGGACGCCGAGGTGTACCAGGCGGCGGTGATGCTGGCCGGGCGGCTGTTCCGACGCCGGAACAGCCCCGGCGGGATAGAGGCGGTGGCCGATATCGGCGGCCTGTACGTGTCCCGGTATGACCCCGAGATAGAGCGGGCCCTGCACACCGGGGCCTGGCGGCGGGGGGCCTGGCTGTGACCGGGCCCCTGCCGCTGGACCTGGTGGTGGCCGAGCAGGTGTCCCGGCTGACCGCCGGGGGGGTCCCGGCCGCCGTGCAGCTGGCTGACCTGAATCCGCCGGGGGTGCTGGTGAAGTTCCCCGACGTGGCGTTCACGTTCGGGAAGGCCTCGGTTGACTACCTGTTCACCGGCCTGCTGATCGTTCCCAACACCGGCCCGGCCACCGCCCTGGTCGCGCTGGGGGAGCTGCTGGTGGCCGCCCAGGCCGCCCTGGCCGGGGCCATCACCTCGGCCTTGGCGGTGGACGTGGCCGGAATAGACGGGGCCGCCCCGGCCCCCGGGTACCGCATCACCTGGTCCTTCACCCACCGACGGAAGTAGGAAGACATGACCGCACCTGTGGACCCCACAGTCAAGCTCGGCCCCGGCACGCTGACGTTCGGTGAGACCGCCACCGCCATAGACGTGTCCTGCCTGGTGAACAGCTTCACCATCGTGGCCACCAAGGATCAGGGCGATTCGGTGACCAAGCTGTGCGGGACGGTGAAGACCGGGGTCATCACCTACACCTACCAGGGCACCGGGAACCTGGACACCGACGTGGCCGACCCTGACGGCCTGTTCGCCCTGTCCCAGCTGTCCCCCGGCACCGAGGTGCCTTTCAGTTTCTGCCCGAACACCGAGGGGGCCCCGACGGCCACCGGCACGGTGATCCTGGACCCGCTGGACTTTGGCGGGGAGGAGTACGGGGCCATCCTCGCCTCAGACCTTGCCCTTGACCTGGTGGGGGCCCCCACCTACACCTGGCCCATCGCTGCTGACCCGGCCGCATGACCCCCAAGGTTGGGGTGCGGGTGCTCGGGGCCGACCGGGTGGCCTCCACCCTCGGGCGGCTGGCCGAGCAGCTGGCCGACCTGGACACCGAGGCCAGGGCGGGGGCCGAGCTGGTCACCGCTGCGGCGGCGGCCAGGGCCCCCCGCCGATCCGGGGCGATGGCCGCCAGCCTGCGCACCGACGTGGCCGACTCGGCGGCCTCCATCAGCGCGGCGGTGCCCTACGCCATCCCGCTGGATAAGGGGGTGGGGCCCCGCCCTGGCCGACGGGGGCCACACAACATCAGGGCCACCCGCTGGCTGACCGGGGCCGCCCAGGACCAGACCGACCGGGTGGTGCGGGTGTTTGACACCTCGGTGACCCGCTGGTGTGCGGCGGTGCGGGGAGCGTGACCACCGTCCCGAGCCTGCCGGCGTTACCCACCCTGGTGGTGCAGCTGGCCGCCGACGCTGACCCGGTGCTGGTGCAGACCACCCAACAGGACATGCTGGCTTGGGAGGAGACCAGCCACAAGCACAAGTGGCCCGGGGCCGCCGACGCCCCGTTCCTGCTGTCCTGGTTCATGGGCTGGCACGCCCTCCGACGTACCGGGGGCCTGCCCGAGTCCATGCGGACCTGGGAGCTGTTCCGGGCTAATGCGGTGGGTGTCGGCCCGGCCCCCGACGCTGACGGCGGCGGTCCCGCCACCCCTACCCTGCCGGGACCCGATCCCGGCTGATAGCTGAATTGACGGTGGTCACCCATATCCCGCCAGCGGTGTGGGCGGCCATGGACCCGGACATGCTGGTGACGGTGCTGGACGTGCTGCGGGTGCAGGCCGAGTCTCGGAGGGGGTGAACCGATGCCGAACATCATTGTGAAGATCATCGGGGACGCCACCTCGGCCATCCGGGCCACCAAGGACGCCCAGGGCGGGGTGTCCGGGTTCGCCTCCACCATGTCCAGCCTGGCGGCCCCGGCGGCGGCGGTGGTCACGGCGGCGGCCGGTATCGGGCTGGGGTTCGCCAAGGCCGCCTCCGACGTGGAGCAGGCCATGGGCGGCCTTGACTCGGTGTTCGGTGACTCGGCCAAGTCCGTCAAGGAATGGTCCGACCAGGCGGCCACCTCGGTGGGCCTGTCCAAGAAGGACTACGCCAACCTGGCCACCAAGATGGGGGCCCAATTCACCAACATGGGCCAGTCGCAGGACAAAGCGGCCAAGTCCACCAAGGGCATGATTGAGCTGGGGGCCGACCTGGCGGCCACGTTCGGCGGGTCCACCGCCGACGCTGTGGGGGCCCTGTCTTCCGCGCTGCGCGGGGAGGCCGACCCGGCCGAGAAGTACGGACTGAGCCTGTCCGCCGCCGCCGTGTCGGCCCAGATGGCCGCCGACGGGACAGACAAGCTGACCGGGGAGGCCCAGAAGGCCGCCAAGGCCCAGGCCATCATGACGCTGGCCACGAAACAGTCAGGCGGGGCCATCGGCCAATTCGGCCGGGAGGCCGAGGGGGCGGCGGGTCAGCAGGCCATCGCCACCGCATCCTGGGCCGACGCCTCGGCCGAGCTGGGTAAGGCCCTGCTCCCGGCCCTGACCTGGGTCACCTCCATGCTGCGCACCATGGCCCAGTGGGTCAGCCAGAACAGCAGCCTGGTCCTGGCGTTCGTGGGGGTCATCGCTGGCCT